ACGGCGCTCGACAGTTCAATTTTGGCCTTTTCGCCTTCTTCTTCACATCTGCGCATCTCTGTCGTATAGTAAGAGCCTTCACTGAATATTAGGAATCCGCCTTCCCAAATATGTTTATACATATCAGGACGTTTCTTCTTATCTTCTAGTCTTTCTATCTCTAACACTTCAGGAAACCACTTGTTGTCTGACCAATTCATCTCTACTATCTTAGAGCCATCAGGAGGATTGGTTCTGAATCTTTCATGTGTTGCTGAATACTTACTCTCAGGATTCCATGTAACCCATACCTCTGAGCCTTCTTCACGAACAGTTGGGATAAGTTTAGACCATGCCATATCACTTACACCCTCAGCTTCATCTACCCACGCTAATAAGATACGAGCCTTAGATTTGATAGCATCAAGTGAACGTCTTAGTCCTACGAATGTATATGAGATATGACCATCTTTAGACCTGATGTACTTCTCGCCCACTTCATAGTAATCGTTAAGAATAGGAACTGAGCGTATTGCTTGCTTAATCTCTTCTAGTGATGAGTCTTCTAATGAGTTCATAAACTCACGACCACATAGTATCTGACCTGACCTTCCATCTTGACCCCACAGATAACCTTTCACTGCTGTCATTAATGCAAAGGTTCTTGTCTTGGCAGAACCACGTCCACCCCATGAGCCTCTATATCTAGCTTCACCCTCAAAGACAGGTACTAACTTATCAGGGATAGAAACAGATAATATCTCTTCTTCCTCTAATACTTCAAACTCTTCTTCAGTCTTTGTCATCTGCTCTAACGCCTACTAATTGAATCTTAGTCGGTTGCTTCATACTTCCATCGCTTGACATTAGGTCTTGCTCTGTCTTTTCTTTATAGCCATGGTTGTACATCATGAACTTTCCGATGTTGGCGTTAATCTCGTTTTTCAAGCCTTTATTCACTAGAGTATGCTCTTGTGTTAGCTGTACTTTTCCTAACGTAGTCGAAAAGTCAGGAAACTTCTTGCCCCAATCGAACATTGTTGTCTTAGGTGTGTCTATGTATAAACACAATCCTGCTATTGTAGGAACAGCCTCTTTTAAGCCTTCCCACTTAGTTAAATACTCATCTGCTTTAGCCTGAATCTCTTCATTGTATTTAGTTGGTCTCCCTATTGGAAGGAAGTTATCTGTTTTCTTAGCTGTCATCTCTTTATTCCCATTGATTCATAATACAAGTCTTCAGGTCTAGGTAAGATAATCCCGTACTCAGACATTAGTATGTCTATCTGCTCAAGGTAATCTTTAAACTCTTTGACATTTAGTTTTGTTGTGCTTCGTAACTCTTTGATAACACTCAACTTTGTTGTAGTTTCAGTATAACCTAAGAACTTATCTCTTAATATAGCATGTGTTTCATCCTTAGTGTAGCCAAGTTCAGGGCTTATGACTGTTCCTATCCACTCCCAATACAACCTGTTCTGCTTTACTGAGCGTGATTCTTTATCATCCTTTATCTCTATGATAGCTTTGTCTGCATCAGGATACTCTTTAAAGTGAGCCTGTATCATTGATTCAAGTATGTGTTGCTTAGGCTTGGTTCGTTCAATCAGCCGTTTCATGCTTACCTACACAATCACTACAATAACAATCCAAATCCATCATAGGGTCACACTCTTCGTCTTCCATTCTTTCAATAGGTCCAAGGAAACAAGTGTCATCAAACTCAAACTTCTTTCCACAATCATCACATTTATAATACATATCTTTACTCACATCAGACCCTTACTAACTAAAATCTCTTGTGTTCGTTTCATACCCATTAGGTGACTTAGTATTAGGAATGTTTTCCCATAATCACTAGGTACACGTCCATCAAGTACATCATGACAATTAGCACAACAATAAGCACCATGAATATCAAGTGCCTTCATTCCCATACCACCGCCATTAAGATGTGCAAAGACAACTGTTTCATTTTCAGGACCACCATAACCACCTTCTAGTCTGATAGTACATGCTTGACCCCTCGCTGATTTAGTTATCTTACTCATAGTACGTTTATCTGCCAATCTATCATTGCCTCAATAACATCTGCCACTGAGTACACTACTTTGACTTCTCCTCCTGCCTCTTCAATTCTTCCTATCATCTCTTTCTGAGCAGGGCTTAGTCTGCCTTTGCCACCTGTTGTTGACTTGGGTCTCTTTATTTCTAGGAAAAACGCCATTCCGTCTTTAATAATACATAAATCTGGAACACCTGCTTTTGCACCTTCTGCCTTTAACTTAGCAGCAACAATCTTATTACGTTGTCCTCCATTCGGCACGCTGAAATATAGTACGCCTCTAAGGTCCAAGTATTGGCAAATAGCGACTTGCACCTTATGCTCTAAATCACGCATTATTTAGCCTCTCTCAATAAATTATCA